CCTCCCAACAGGATCTACTCGGATACCAATGACTACTACCACCGTCTAAATTAAAATAAATCCAAGCCGCCATACCCACATTCGCTACAGGATCAAGAATATGAAAGCCGTCAAACATTTCGCTTCGTTGGGTTCTTTCAATCCAAAATTTTGGTAGGTGCTGAAACCATCCTGAAGCTCCACTAGATTTATTAACCGCTGTTGAATACTTGTCTGTAGGTTTAGCGCTCGACTCGCAAAAAGCTATCCTTAGAAACAGTTGACGATCACTCCATTTAGGGAAAAACCAGTTCACCAGTTCTTCTAACGTGGGTAACTGTTCAATATAAATTTCAGGATCAATTTGACAAGGTTTATTTATCGGACATTCTTCTAACTTGCCTTGAGCTTCCAACCATTTGCCATAACCATTAAGCTCAGGTTCTTCTTCAAGTTTAGGTTTTTCTTCAACAACTTTTCTTAAAGGTACTTTCCATGCGGAAACAGTTGTCGTTGTTGTTGTTGTAATTACAGTAGAAGCTTGAGTTCCGTAAATTTGGGTTTCTACTAAATTCAAAGGCTCTTGAGCTATGACAGCATCACTAACAACTGTGCAACAAGTAATCGCAAAAGCAATAACAACTTTTTCAAACATTATCCCACTTCCCAGTTTCAGCGTTGTATTTTGCAAAAGGAGTTCCGTCACTCTCTTTGAGTACCATCCCAATAAGTTCTGAATCTATTTTCGGTTGTTTAGGTTTCGTATCTACAAGTGTAGCTTCTCTTTCCAAGTCCCTAAATTTTTCAATTTGGTCTGCGTCACGTAAAAGCATTTTCAAAGAGTTATAAACCGTTTTTCTGTCATTCTGCCCACAGTAAAAAGGTTCTCTTTTCCAACCAACAACAGCATCACAAACATCTTCCACGCTATGAGTTTTTAAAGCCTTACGAATAATTGATCTTCTTTTTTCATCTAACTTGGTTCTCGTTGGATGTTTACCAGTAGCTTCTACCCATTTATCGAAAACAAGCTTAATTACATCTTCTTTATTATTATGTTCATTTATTAGGTTAAAAGGGCGGACAATTTCGTCCTCCTGTAGGGGGACAATTTCGTCTCCCTCCCCGAGTCCCTTTTCGTCCTCGTTGGGGACAGGAATAAGAAGCGTATACAAAGGCGAAGTTTCCCTTTTAGTAACAGGATTAGTTCTATACTCAACCTCTAATAAGTTGTGTTCTTCTAGTTCTCTCCTAGCCCTTCTTAAAGTTGCCTTAGCCATACCTTCAGGCATTAACTGTAAAAGAGTTCTCCTAGACGGCCAACATTGTCGTTGGTCGTTAGCGAATTGTGCCAAAGCTATCCAAAGCCGTAAAGCAGATGGCGAAATTTTTTCGGCGAGAATAGCCGTAGGAAACACAACTATCTCTGTGTTTGTCCATCTACGCCGTAAAGGGTTAGAATTATTCAAAAGCGTGTCTCCCTTGCGCTTATCCCAAATAGGGCGGTAGTTTGAGCTACCGCCCTATTAAAATTGTTAGACTGTTAAAGATAGTCGATCCAACAAAGAAGATACAGCGGTTCGTGAAATATTTTTTTCTTCCCCGAACTCAACTTGCCATAAAGCTTTAGCTTCTTCTGTGTTGTTACCTACAGCTTCTAACACGGCTCGTTTAGCTTCTGCTATAGGCATGGAGTCATCTTCTTCTACTGGTTCTATTTCTATAATGTCACCAGTCGCATCTACGTCAGCGCCTAGTTCTTCAGGAACATAACCTGCACCTAATACGACATCAGGAAACAACACTCGGCACAGTTTAGAAACTGCTCTCCAAGTTAACATAGCGTCTTGATATTGTTTCCAATTCTTTTTATTAGCAAGACCAGCGGCTTCAGCATCTTCCATAGTGAAAACCGCTGAATGGGTATCTTCCGTATCAGCACGTTTCCCATGAGCAACAGCACCAGTCTCGCCAGTCTCTACTGTTACTGAATGTCCTGCTTGTCTAACAAGTCCCAACATTGATTCAGGTCTTAAACTTGCTGTGCCTTCAATAACATGAAATTGTCTCATGCTTGTCATTACATCCCAACCGTAAGCTCGACCAGCAAGACCAGCCGCCACTATGTCAGGGGCTTTACGCCTGTAAGCGGCAGGGATAATAGTTGAGCCAGCTAACACTTCAGCTTGTCTCATAATCAAATCGAAGCTTGCTGTTTCGCTCATTGGTACAAGATCGCTCATCGTAACACCTCTGCTTTAATTAACTTCACAGAACCTACAAATTCGCGGGAACAAAAGTCATCATCGTTGACTCCTAAGTTTTTCAGTTCAGTCCATTTAGGCTCTGAACGGAAACATTTCTTGTGTAGCTCTAGGGCAGTTGCATCAGGGGAACGAAGCTCTCCTGTTTCAGGATCAAGACGCAAATCTTCAAGGCGTGAACATTTAAGAACGTACTGTTCCAAACCTTCACGATCAATGTTTGTTCTTTTGTATGAACCAATTTTCTCCGCAACTAAACCACTAGGAAGAACTACTCTCTGCTGTCCGCTTTTGTCCATGTCCATGTTGGCGAAAGTTTTAGCCGCCATAGAAGCAGAACGAATGTTACGGTTAGCAGAATCTAACTCATCGACTATTTCAATGAGTTCAGCTAAAGAAGCTTCTGAGGTTAACTCTAAAAGCGACTCGGAAAGATTGCGAATCTGTCTCGCAATTTCTATATGTGCCAAAGTATTACTCCTTTGTTTAGTGACCGATGGAAACCATCGTTACTACTATTTTATTTCAGGGATGTGACAGCCTTGTGGTTTTATTTTTTTTAGGATCGTTGAAAACTCAAGGATTTTGTAACAAAAAAAAGCAAGATTTCTAGGAAAAGAAGTTGCAAGACTAGCCCTATCTAGGTTAATATATATGTATGGGATACGAACTAACAAAGGAGAACCCAATGGAAAGAACAGATAATCACTACAGAGCAAAGCTATACCGTAAAGGTGACACCTACAGGATTGAATGGACTGGTGGCTTACAGGGCGACATTGAACTTGCCGACCACACCATAGACATTTTCATGCACGTAGAAATCGCCGCACATTATCGTGGCTACAAAATCTTTGCACCAGATGTTGTTTTGGTTATTGAAGACAAAGATGGCAACATAATGGAAAATCCACTTACAGAACCAAACCCACACTTAGATGAGGAAACTTTTGGTCGTGAAGCACCTGACGCTGGTTCAGCACAGAAGCGCTTTCTTTCAGTTGGGCAGGTGAACTAAAATGATATTTATACTCGACGACATACAAGAGTGCATCGACTGTGCAGACCGCGAAGTTGGTTGGTCTGAATATCACGGTTGGTATGTTCACGTTCAAAACCCTGAAATTGGTTGTGGGATGAACGAAGGACAAGAAGGCACTTTTGAGGTTGCACGATGACTAGACCACTTAACCAACTGATAGAAGGACTCTTAAACAGACCTTTCAATCCAGCTTCATGGACTAAAGATGCGGCTTGCAAAGACGCAGACCCAGCAATCTTTTTCGTGGAGCGTGGCGAGTCAACCGAACAAGCCAAAGCTATTTGTGCTACTTGCCCAGTTAAACAAGAGTGCCTTGATTACGCCATTGAGTTCAATGAGCGTGTAGGCATTTGGGGCGGCATGTCCGATAAGCAGATACGTGCAGAGATCCGTAGAAGAAAACAAGTGGCGTAAAATGAGTAAATCAAAGGCAGAAATTGTTAAGGCGTGGAAGTTGAAAAATGCTGACCATGTACGAGAGTATAGAAAACTTTATTATCAAAAAAATCGTGATAAGGAAATACAGCAGGCGTTAACTTGGAGTAAAGCGAATCCTAATAAAGTAAAAGAATCAAACGGCAAGTATCGGGCGAAAAATAGAGAGTCGCTTAACAAAAAGCAAAAGATATATCGTTTAAACAACCATGAGGCATGTTTAGCTAAAGAACAAGAAAAAACAAGAATTTATCGGGCAAAAAAAGCGAAAGCCAAAAGCGATGGTCACACTATCGCTGAACTTCACCAATACTGGAGAGACAGGGATATTGAGCCGAAACGTTGCACCTACTGTGACGCTTGGCATACCAAATGGAAAAATAATTGGAAAACTTCACAAGGGGATCATGTGATACCACTTCATAGAGGTGGGACTGACACTATGGACAATATGATGCCTGCTTGTTGGTCTTGCAACTCGTCTAAATGCGACAAGTTGCTATCCGAATGGACACAACCTAAACATGAAAAGAAAGCCGCATGAAAGAAATTAGAGAAGTTGAGATAACTAACGACATGCGTGAAGAAGCGCAACGTCAAGCAGACGAACTACCAGCACTCAACCACTCGATACGACAAGGCGAAGGAAACATCTACGGATTTCTAGGTGAACTCATATTCGTTAAACACAACGGAGGCGAACAAAAAAACACTTACGACTACGACATTGTTATGGCAAGCGGAAAAACTTGTGACGTTAAAACAAAATGTGTTACAAGTATTCCTCGTATCGAATACGAATGTTCAATAAGCGCAGGACACACTCAACAGAAATGCGACTACTATGCTTTCGTTAGAATCACTAAAGACCTTAAACGTGGCTGGTACTGTGGAGCTATAAGCAAAGCAGACTTCTTTGAAATAGCACGTTTCGTTCCAGCAGGCGAGCCTGATGGTTCAAACAACTGGATACCTAAAGTCGATTGCTACAACGTAACTATCGCTGATTTAACTTATTAGTAGTCCCACATTGTTATTCAGCTTTGTATTCTTTGCCTGCCGGTTTCGCCATAGGCAGAACTGAAGCCGACTTGTCGCCCATGGGCAACACGGAAGCAAAGTAGCCTTTAATAATTGATAGTGCCGCAGGAGCCGCCGAGACAACAATCGTTTTAGCACTCGACATCGACAAATCTGTCATTCCTGAGGCGGCTATCAAGCCAACTACGCTTTGAACATACGTCATTAAGGCACGTTCCGCTACATCTTTAAGTTGGTCTAAATCTAATTTCAAATTCATTATTAACCTTTCTTAGCCGCAGGTTTCTTAGCGGCTGGTTTTTTAGCTGGAGCTTTCTTAGCTGGAGCTTTTTTAGCTGGTTCTTTCTTAGCTTCTGTTTTCTTTGCAGGAGCTTTCTTGGCAGGAGCTTTCTTAGCAGGAGCTTTTGCCCCATCCACAATCATGGC